TAATATATATTATCTTGGTAGTCATTCAGAATTTGTATGGTCTGATTGTAATGACCCAAGAGGATTTCATATATTTGACTTAGAAACTAGAGACCTAACATTTATACAAAACGAATATACTATACATCACAAATTTGAATATGATGAAGATACTATTAATCTATCACAATTAGAAGAAAAAGATTTTAATAATAAAATAGTTAAGATTATTATTAAAAATAAAACAGACAATCTTTCTTTTGATTCATTTATAGAATTTCTTGAGAATTGCTCTCCCTACAAATATCAAATTATAGATGAGATAATTGAAATAAATGAAGAAGATTTAGTATTAGAAGCAGAATCTACTCTTGAAATATTTAAAAAATATATACACAGTTCTAATACTGGCTCTATTGTGAAAGATGATCTTGAAAGAGTTGTAGTAGAACTATATAATGAGGCGATTGATAAAGAATGATTATTTTTGAAAATATAAAATGGAAAAACATTCTTTCCACTGGTAATGTCTATACTAAAATAAATCTCACAAAAAATAAAAATACTCTTATTATAGGCGAGAATGGTGCAGGAAAATCCACCATTCTCGACGCACTAACATTCGCACTCTACAATAAACCCTTTAGAAAGATTAATAAAGGGCAGCTCCTAAACTCTATTAACAACAAAGGTGCAGTTGTAGAACTTGAATTCTCACTATACAATATTAAATATAAAATTGTAAGAGGGATCAAGCCAAATATTTTTGAAGTCTATAAGAATGGAGACTTGGTAAATCAAAACGCCGATTCGAAAGATTATCAAGAATATCTAGAAAAACATATTCTCAAAATAGGATACAGATCTTTTTGTCAAGTTGTTGTTCTTGGTTCAGCAACATTTCTTCCGTTTATGCAATTGCCTGCTGCACAAAGAAGAGAGATTGTCGAAACCTTACTAGATTTACAAATCTTTACAACTATGAATGGAGTTCTAAAAGATAGAGTTCAAAAAAATAAAGAAGAGTTAATCAGAGCAGAAGAACAGAAAAGAAATGTAGAAGAAAAAATTGTTATAATCAAAAAATATATTGAAAAGCGGGAGTTAGAAAATAGAGAAGATGTAGATAAGAAAGAAAAAGAACTTATAAAAATAGATGAAATCATTTCTAAAAAGAAAGAAGAATTAAAAAAATGTGAAAAGACATATCATAAATTATCGCAAAAAGTTTCAAACAATAATAAAATCACAACTGAAAAAACAAATCTTCTATTATTAAGAGAAAAGATAAATTCAAAAATAGATATAATTTCTGAAGAAATAGATTTCCTTGAAAAAAACGATGATTGTCCAACCTGTAAACAAAGAATAGAATCAAATTTTAAAACAGAATCTGTTGATGGTAAAAATGAAAAACTTAAAGAATATAATGATGGACTTTTTCTTTTAAAAGAAAAGATTCTTAACAATGAAAAAGAAATTGAAAATTTTAACATATCCAATGAAAAATTAGCAAAAGTGAAAGATCATTTTAGAGATATTACTTTTGATTTGTCTTCTGTTGAAAAAATGAAGAATCTAATTTTAGAAGATGTAAAAAGTATAAAAAATAAAGAATCTTCTATTAACACAGAAGAAATAAAAGAAAGTAAGGATGAATTAGTAAAAATAAATGATATATATAATGAGTTAGTTAAAAATAAAGATTTGTATTCGGTGTCTTCGGTATTACTTAAAGATAGTGGAATCAAATCAAGGATTATTAAAAAATATATTCCTATCATCAATAAACTAATTAATAAATATTTGGCAGATTTAAACTTTTTTGTTAAATTTGAATTGAACGAAGAGTTTAATGAAGTTATTAAAAGTAGACATAGAGATGAGTTTTCATATTCTTCTTTTTCAGAAGGTGAGAGAATGAAAATTAATCTATCAATACTTTTTACTTGGAGAATGATTTCACAGTTAAGAAATTCTATTAATACAAACCTTTTGATTATGGATGAAGTGTTTGATAGTTCTCTTGACAGTGAATCAACTGAAGATTTTATGAAATTGTTAAATGAATTTGGAGACAAAACAAACGTGTTTATTATTTCCCACAAAACAGAACAATTAAATGAAAAATTTGATAATATTATTAGATTTAGGAAACATAAGAATTTTAGTAAGATAACAACATGATATTAGATATTGTAACCGCATCAGATCCTATTCTCAAAGAGAAGATTGAAAGGTTTGATTTTGCTAATCCGCAAACAGATCCAATAGAATTAGCACACAATTTAACACAGACTATGATTCATAATAATGGATTAAGTCTTTCAGCAAATCATATTGGCTTGTCATATAGAGCATTTGTAATTAGGTCTAATCCAATTATTTGTTGTTTCAATCCTAGAATAGTAGATGAGACGAATGAAACGAATCTACTAGAAGAAACCTGCTTGACATTCCCAGGATTATCCGTTAAGATAAAAAGAGCATCAAATATTAAGGTTAGGTATGAACAACCTAACGGTGATATAGTGACAAACAAATATATTGGTATGACTTCAAGATTAATTCAACATGAGTCCGGCCATCTAAATGGAATTTTATTTTATACAAAAGCATCTTCTTACCATTTAGAACAGGCGAAGAAAAAAAGGAAAAAACTTTATGGAAATAAAAATTGAAATAGAAACTCTGAGAAAAAATAAACTGTTTGTTGCTACGCCTATGTATGGTGGTCAATGCGCTGGTATGTATACTAAAAGTATAGCAGACCTATCAGCATTTTGTGCTAAACATCAAATTCCATTACAGTTGTATTTTATGTTTAACGAATCTCTAATTACAAGAGCGAGAAATTATTGTTGTGATGAGTTTATGCGTTCAGACGCAAGTCATCTTATGTTTATTGATGCTGATATTGGATTTAATCCACAGGATGTAATTGCATTAATGGCACTTCAATCTCAGAACGATGATTATGATATTATTGGCGGCCCTTATCCTAAGAAATGTATCTCCTGGGAGAAAATTAAAAGAGCAGTAGATAAAGGAGTTGCTGATGATGATAGTAATGTTCTTGAAAAGTTTGTAGGGGATTATGTATTCAATCCAAAGAGTGGTCAAACACAAATTAAACTTTCAGATGCAGTAGAGGTTCTAGAAATTGGAACTGGATTCATGATGGTTAAAAAAGAGGCAATGAGTAAGTTTGCGGATACATATGAAGATTATATGTATAAACCAGATCATGTGAGAACCGAGCATTTTGATGGATCACGTGAAATTATGCAATATTTCCAAGCAGAGATTGATCCAAAAACAAAACGATATCTATCAGAAGATTATTGGTTCTGTCAAAAAGCACAGCATGCAGGTCTTAAAACCTGGTTATGTCCTTGGATGCAACTTCAGCATGTTGGTTCATACATTTTTGGCGGATCTCTTGCAGATCTTGCATCAATTGGTGCAGCAGCAACAGCAGACCCTTCTAATCTTACTAAAGCTAAAAAGAAATAATTATAGGATTATATAATGAAGATTGATAAGAATATTATTAATATTTTGAAAAACTTCTCACAGAACAGTTTATCCCTTTCTGTAAAAAAGGGAAATAAAATTGGTGTTATCTCAGAATCTAGAAATACTATAGCAGAATCATATCTCCCCGTTCCCTTTGAACGGGATTTTGCAGTTTATGATCTGAGTAAATTCATCTCCTGTTTGTCTATGTTTAGTAGTCCAGAATTGACTTTCCAAAAAACATATGTTACTATTGGTGATGATAATAGGTCTATTAACTATATGTATGTAGATGAAGACCTTATTAATAAATGTGTTATACCAGAACATAAACTGACTATTGAACCGCAAGTAGCGGAGTTTAACATTACAGCACAAAATTTAAAAGATGCGGAAAAAGCACTTTCTGTTTTATCAGTTCCAAATATTGTATTTGAAGGCAAATCTGGTGTCTTGAAAATGATTGTGTGTGATGTAAAGACTGCTTCTGGTAATACCTTTGAAATTGATGTTGGTGAAACTGATAAAGTATTCAAAGCAATTTTCTTAGCAGAAAATATTAAAATTATTAATGATGATTATAGAATTGTATTAGGACAGGGTGTTTCTAAATTCTATGGTAATATTATTGAATATTGGATTCGTTATGATCATCAAAGTGTGATGGGTTAATTTAGGAAATACAATGGAACAATTTCTATGGACTGAGCTTTACCGACCAAAATCTGTGAAGGATACTATTTTACCGGATAATATGAAAACGGTATTCCAATCATTTGTTGATAAAAAAGAAGTTCCAAATATGATTTTATCTGGAACTTCTGGTGTTGGTAAAACAAGTGTTGCAAAAGCAATTCTAACAGAATTGGAATGTGAATATCTAGTTATCAATGGTTCTTTGAATGGGAATATTGATACTCTTAGAAATGAGATTCATAACTTTGCTTCGACGGTATCTTTATATGATGGTAAAAAATATATCATTCTTGATGAAGCAGATTACTTAAATCCTAATTCTACACAACCAGCTCTTCGTAATTTTATGGAAGAATTTTCTAAGAATTGTGGGTTTATTCTTACTTGTAATTTTAAGAATAGAATTATTCAACCTCTACATTCAAGATGTACTGTAATCGATTTTAACTTTAATAAGAACGATAAAGTTAAACTCGCTATGTGTTTTATGAAAAGAATCGAAATGATTCTTACTAATGAAAATGTAGAATTTGAAAGAATTGTAATTGCTGAAGTAATTCAAAAACATTTTCCTGATTTTAGAAGAGTCCTAAATGAGCTTCAGAAATATTCTTCATCAGGAAAAATTGATACTGGTATTCTTGTTGATGTAAAAGAAACTTCTATCTCTGATCTTATTTCAACACTTAAACAGAAAAATTATCCCATGCTGAGGAATTGGTTGTATAATAACTCAGATTGTGATATGAATGAGTTATATAGACAGTTTTATGAACACGGTGCAGTGTATTTTACTAAACAGACTTTACCAAACTTAATTATTTTACTTGGTAAATACCAATATCAGAATGCTTTTGTAGCCGATCCAGAGATTAATTTTATGGCATTTCTAGTTGAAGTCATGGTAGAATGTGAAATAAATGAATAAATATGATTGGAAATATGAAAATAGTATAACAAGAGATAAAAAATACCAAGAAGTTAATTCTGAAGAAAAATATATAGCAGGGAGGACTAATAAAGTCCTTTCTAATTTTATAGACACTATTCTTTATTCAAATGCTATGAATATGAATAGACATTTGAATGATAAAATGCAATATGAATATCTTTTTTATTCTATAAAAGCAAGAAAACGGTTCTTTAAAAGGGATAAATCTTCACCTTTTGATGATATTTCTTTAATCTGTGATTATTATAAATATAATCGTAAGAAAGCAGAACAAGCAGTTAAAGTTCTTACGGAGGAACAGCTCTACAAAATTAAAGAAAAATTACAAAAGGGTGGAGAACATGAGCAACCTAGATAATCTAGTGGAAGTGACTATTGCGGAAGATGAAGACTTCCTTAAAATTAAGGAAACTTTAAC